AAATAGTATTTACAGATGACTGCTCAGATGACAATACCACTGAAATAGCTTCACAGTATTGTGAGGTATTCCAGAATACTAGATCACTCTTTGTTGAACATGAAGGTTTGCTGAGAGCAACAGCTTGGGGTAATCTAGAAAAGTTTGCTTCGACTGGCGATTGGGTTATTGCTATTGATTGTGACGAAATGCTGTACCATATTCGTGACAATGAAATACGAGATGTATTAAAAGTATCTCCATATGATGTTGTAAACGTTAGGTTTTACCACATGTGGAACAAAGATGAATATAGGGTTGATAAGTTTTGGGCACCAAATGCTAGTTCAAGAATCTTTAGATTCAAAGAAGGCGGAGGTTTCTTGGATAAAAAACTTGCCTGTGGCTCAGAGCCAACATATGTTGTGGATTGGATTAGACAAAGAAATTACTGGTTTGATTCAGGTCTAGTGATGAAGCATTTGGGTTACACTAGAGATAAAGATAAAAAGTCAAAATACGATAGATATTCAAAACTAGACGGTGGAGAATTCCACAATATTGATCACATTAATTCGATCTTAGATAAAGATCCAGTCCTTGTTAAATGGGGAAACTTCGGTATATAAAATGATTATTAGAAATCACGCACAAACGATTCAGAAAATAACTGAAAAGATGAATTCTAAGCAGAAATTTGCTTATGTCAACTTTCCAAGATCCTCTATAATGGCTATGGCAGATAGTATCGGTAATGATAAAAAACCAAGCAAATATTTTACAAGGTCTATTATAAATTCTTTCAATATCCAAGACCCAAACTACATAAAAGGTCTTCCACCTTCTTTCATTTACTCTGGAGAAGAAGATAACCTACAAAAGTTTTCTTCTATATTAAAGGATGCAGATTATTATGATTCGACCACGCTCGAACACTACTATGCAAATAACGAAGATGTGTTTAAATGTTTTGTAGATCACTATATTAGACATAGTTCTTTTGTCGTTGTTTCTTTTCACGATAAAAAAATAATAAGTAAAATTCTAGGAACTCCAGTTGAGGTAATCAATGTTGCGTACAATGATTTCTATGACAAGACTGATTCTATTGTAAAGTCTGTTGCTAAGCTAGAGGGTAAAGTTGATTACTGCATTTTTGATTGTCCGCTTTTATCATCTGCTCTTCCATATAAAATATGGAATGAATTAGATATGTCTATGATAGATTTAGGTAAAGTTTTTTCGATAGCAAGAACTAATTACTTAAATAAAATGAGAGAGCGAGACAATGAAAAGAAAGATAAGTTCAAAAACCATAAATGATATGGAAGACGATCTGTTTATAACAGATCTATTATTAGAATCAACATTAACAATACCAGAGATTGCACGAGAAGTTGATCTCAGTATTAAAGATCTTAATAAAAAAATAAATGAACTTGGTCTATCTTGGATTAAAGAACAAAAAAAGAAAAGTTCTAGAGGACAATCAGCTCTCACTTCTGTGATGAAAAAGTTATTACCAAATGAGAGTATCGTTAATGAATTCCATTTAGGGGAAAAGCTAAGGCTGGATGTTTATTGCCCTAGTTATAAACTAGCTGCAGAATATCATGGAAGGCAACATTTTTTTTATACAGAACGTTTCTTCGATAGTAAATATGACTTTGAGGAAGCTCAAAAAAGAGATGTCAAAAAAGCAGAGCTTTGCAAAGAAATGGGCATAGCTCTAATTGTTTTTAGGTATAACGATCTTCTTACAGAAGAAAGCGTCTATAGCAGAATGCTGGAAGCAATTAGAACCAGTCCATGGATTGTCGATAAAAAAGAAAAAAAGACTAGCATAAAAGATAATCCTTATTACCAAAAGCAAAAACAGAGGTATAATGATAGACAGAAAGAACTCTATAAGCAAGTAAAACAGCGAAAGAAAAAAAGTGACTGAAGAAAATCAAGTACAAGAATATCCGATAGAGTACCAGGTATTTGCTCTCTCCATGAGGCAACCTGGTGCTTTGTCATATTTCAAAGAAAATTTAGATCCTATGGATGTAGGTTATATTCATGGGCAAAAAGGCATTAGTGAATTCTATGAAGCTCTAGTATCTTATTCAAATAAAACAAACTTAGATATTGTAGACCCTGTAGCTTTCAGAACATGGTTAGAGTCTGAAACAAACATACACCAAGCCTTGGGTGGTTCATCTGGCATTGAACCCTTAATGCAAACACTGCTGACGTTGGATATGTCAACTCAAGAAGCAACGGTAAAAGTCCTTAAACATAAAAGCTCTAAAAGAAGGCAACTAGACTACTTAGAAGAGTTAAAATTTTTAGTATCAAATAAGGGTCTTAAGAGCGATCAGCAGATACAAAGAATAAACGATTTAGCTATTCTTATACAAGACATAGAAAATAGCAATGATTATAATCCCCTTGAAAATGTTACAACAGCTACTCAAATAGTTGATAGAATTGATTCGCTACTTGATATACCAGACTTTCTTCCAACACAGTTCAAAGCGCTTAATAAGGCTATGGGCTACACTGAAGAAGGAGGATTTTTTAGAGGTTCTGTTCATGCAATCATAGCTCCTTCTGGTAAAGGTAAGAGTACGTTCGCAAAGTGTCTTGTTAATAACTGGGTAAGCAATGGATACAGGGCTTTGTATGTTAACTTTGAAGAAGCTCAATCGCACTGGGAAAGAATATTAATGACTCAGATCATTGGCCAAAACGTGTATGCTCACGCAGATAAATGGAACGAAGAAGATCGCAGAAAATATACCAATGTTTTTAAAAACAAAATGCTTGAGTGGGGCGACAGACTTATGGTCAAGCATGATCCAGATACTCCATACTTTGAAGACCTAGAAAAATGGCTACGAGAAATTATAGGATATGGAAAAGACATGCCAGATATTGTAGTCATCGATACCATTCAGTCAATGTTTACTAGAGGCAAAGGTAAAGCTAGATGGGGTGAGTTTGAAGAAATGATGGTTAAGCTTGAAAAACTAGCTAGAGATATGAACTGCGCTCTAATTATTACTGCTCAGGAAAACGCTAATAGAATGAAAGAAAAGAGAGAAGTCGTTCAACAATCTGACACTGGCGGTTCGTTAGCAATCCAGCAAAAGTGTGCCGTAACAATATTTATTACTGAAAAAAGATTGGTTAGCGGAGATGAAACTGAAGATGAAAATATAATGCAGCTTCAAATACCCAAGAACAGAATAACTGGTTCTACATTTGTCTATGACCCACCGCTTGTCAGATATGTAGATTCAAAGAAAATGTACGAAGACTATGAGATAGTTACAGAAGAGAGTTACGATTCTAGTTCTATATTAGATGAACTAATTAATGGAGGAATTTTCGATTAACATGAAATTACTAACACCAAAATCAATCAAAGATTTTCAAACATGCTCACTACTTTATGACTATAGACACAACCAGTATATGGCAGAAACTATAGGCGGGAGAGATATATTATCTGAAAGATTTGAAAACACTTTAAAAGATATAATTTATTTTTTCTTTTATAAAAAGCAAGGGGGATATACGCCTTCGTATTCTTCGCTTTTAAATAGATGGGAAAAGCTATGGTTTTCTAAGGACGTAAGCGCCTATGATATTATAACTGAGCAACACGAAAGCGCTTATGGCAACAACGCAAGCTTAACATCTAAAGCTGCAGCTGTTCTTTTATCTTTTCATGAAAGCTTTAGCGATTCATCCTCAATACCAATAGCAATTAATGAAGAATATATTTTTCCAATTAACAAAGATGTAAAAATCAAAGACAAATTTGATGTTATATTAGCTCACAATAATCAATATTATGTAATTAAACTAATGTTTAACTATAAGAATAGCCATCAATATATGTATCAAATTGATTTTAGTACGTCTTACGCTGCATTTTCATATCGATATCCTACAAAACTTTCTAGAGCAAAGATCGGTTATTGCGATTTGCTATCTCAAAAAGTCGAGTTTAATCAGTATGACATTAATAACGATGATTTAGTAAATCTTAATTTCTGGTGCAATGAAGTAAATCAATGTGAAAAATATATACCACGAAGAGGTTTAACCTGGTACTGTAAGCAATGTCCGTTTGACAAGCCGTGTTCAAAGTGGACACCGTCTCAAAAGGTTGTAGAAATTGGATCAAAGTAGAATAGGAATTCTTTTAGACCAAGAGCATTCAGAAATGATATTAAAAATTTGTTCTTACTTTAAAAAAAGTCCAGAAAAATTTATTAATGGTATAATTGATTCCACATATAAAAAAATACAGATGTTAGAGTTTGATTGGGATGACTACGAATGAGTAAAAAATCTATTTTAGATGATCTATTAGGTGAGGAAAAAGTCTTTACTTCCAATGAAGAAGAGGATGGAATCTTAAAACCTCTATTGAATGAAATAAATTTGATAGAAAGTGAAAACATAAAGTCTTTTGTTAGGGCAATACTTTTGCAAGCAAAATCTTTTTGGACAGTACCTTCAAGCTTTTCTGGTAAGTACCACCCACTTGACGAGCATAATGAAGGTGGAAACGTTCTACACACAAAGAGGGTTGTTAGAACCGCAAAAATTATAGCCGACTCCTACAGCTTAACTTCTAGCGAGAGAGACATTGTTTATGCTGCATGTTTATTGCATGATGTAACTAAAGGTGTTTCTTATGGAGATGGTGGATCTTTTGTTTATGATCCCCTACATCCTTATACGGTTGGAATGCTAGTAAAAAAATGTCAAGAAAATGATAAAAAGTATGCTTCTGAATCATCTTCGTCAACCTTGTATTTAGACGAAGATACGGTACAATCAATATTGAGACTTGTAAGATGTCATTTAGGTCCATGGTCTCCTGTGCCAGAGACTGTGCCAGTTACATACCTAGACGTTATAGTTCATTTAGCGGATAATATATCATCAAAAGTTCACAATATTATTGATGGAGAAGATATTATAGAGGAAAGATGGAAGATCTAATTAGTACAGAAAACATTATG